TCTAAGCACTTGTCTCCGAATTCTCCGGAATACTCTCCCACGGATGATCGTGTATCTCCTCCGGACTACATAGCCCATCATATCAACTCCGGGCGTCCTTTTCTTACTGCCTTTCCTTCGCTCTTCCAGGTTCTCCCGTTCTTCATCGAACGAAGCTACCTGGTAAAATTGCCAAATATCCTTGATCTTCAATCCGAACTTATCATGAGCCCAAACTGTAGCTTTCTTCATTGCTTTTTTCAGCTTTGAAACATCGCCATAGATTGTGAAATCATCCGCATAACACACAACCGCATAGACAAGCCTGTTCCGCTTTCCTCTACGAATCTGCACCTGTTCATAGAGAAATCTCAGCACATGCGACATCACATAATTGAACAGCCATGCCGGAAGATATCCTCCGATGCAAAGGTGATTCCCAGGATAGTTACTCATGAGAGATTCCAGGAATTGTAGCAGCACTTTATTTTTGCCTATGTCTCTTTCTAACATTTTCATGACTATCACAACAGTTACCGACGGATACGCTTTTGTCACGTCTCCTTTTACGGCGGTAACCTTTTTGTGAAATTTCTTCCGGAGAAGACGTTCAATTTTACGTTTTCCGGCTACTCCTCCCTTTCCAGGAACACTTCCATATTGCACTGGTAGTATCTTCGCTCTGAAAAGTGGCTGTAGTGCATGAACTCCGATATATTCAAACACCTGCTGTTCCGGCGATTCCTGGCAAATGTTCCGGAGCTTCTGAGTCAAACCGTCTACTCTCTGGAACTGTCGGATTGGCTTTAATTG